GTGAGCCAGTAGAACCTGTCGGTCCAGTTGCTCCCGTGCTTCCTGTATTACCTTGAGGTCCTGTTGCACCAGTCGCGCCCGTACTTCCCGTATCACCTGTGGGTCCAGTTGCTCCTGTTGCGCCAGTAAGTCCAGTAGATCCTGTTGCTCCAGTAGCTCCAGTTGCCCCTGTAAGACCAGTTGAACCCGTAGGTCCTGTTGCTCCTTGGACGCCTGTCGCTCCAGTTGCACCAGTAGCGCCAGTAAGACCAGTGTTACCAGTGGGACCAGTAGAACCAGTAGGTCCAGTGTTGCCTTGAGCACCTGTTCCTCCCGTCGGTCCAGTTATGCCTTGAATACCAGTAGATCCTGTTGGTCCAGTGACTGTTGATGCCGCTCCGGTTGGTCCGGTTGGTCCAGTTACGGTCGAAGCTGCACCTGTCGCACCAGTTGGACCGGTTGGACCCGTGACAGTTGACGCCGATCCGGTTGCACCTGTTGGACCAGTTGGACCTTGAGATCCCGTTGATCCGGTTGGACCAGTTGGACCTTCAATTCCTTGAATACCTTGGATACCCTGAATACCTTGTGGACCGGTAGCTCCAACGGCACCGGTCGTACCGGTCGCGCCAGTTGGACCAGTTGGACCAGTAGCTCCCGTTGCTCCGTTTGATCCTGTAGCTCCAGTTGGACCTGTTGCACCATTAGCTCCAGCTGTTCCTGTTGCTCCAGTTGGACCGGTTACACCTTGAATTCCTTGAGCACCGGTTGGACCCGTGACAGTTGACGCAGCTCCAGTTGGACCTGTAGCTCCGGTTGCACCTGTTGGCCCAGTTGGACCTACTCCACCTGATTGTGCAAATGTAATGTTATCGGTACCAATAATAATATAACCATTAGTACCTGTACCGGTATTATTTTGAATCCAGTTAGTAGATCCATTAACTGTTCCATTAACAACAAAAAGATAATCGCCGTATTCAACTTGACCAGCAACCGAGTTGTTAAAATCTGTTGCACGAGTAATAACGTATGGTGTAATAATTGAACCAACGGTTGTTACGTAATAAATACCATTTTGTGTTTGAGTTGTTTGATTCTTAACTAACAAACGATCGTTGACCGCAAGAGTAAAACCATCAATATAAATTGCACCGTTAGATGTTGCAGTAAGTTTTGCGCCAATACCAAATCCGCCACCCGCATCTGCAGTTCCTGCAGTATATGTTGCTGCAAGATTTGCTGTTGTTGCTGAGTGAGCAGATGAATGAGCGTTTGCAGATGAAATTGGACCTGTTGCACCAGTAGCACCAGTAGGTCCAGTTGCACCAGTAGCTCCAGCCGCGCCGGTTGGACCCGTGACGGTACTTGCCGCGCCGGTTGGACCGGTTGGACCTTGAATTCCTTGAGCTCCAGTAGGTCCGGTAACAGTACTTGCTGCACCAGTGGCACCTGTTGGTCCTGTCGATCCTTGAGATCCTGTTGATCCTGTTGGACCGGTTGGACCTTGAATTCCTTGGATACCTTGGATACCTTGAATACCTTGTGGACCGGTTGGACCTTGTGAACCTGTATTACCTGTAGATCCGGTTGGACCAGTTGGACCAATAGAACCTGTTGCGCCAGTTGGACCAGTAACAGTTGATGCTGCTCCAGTTGGACCAGTAACACCCTGTGATCCTGTTGGGCCCGTTGAGCCTGTTGGACCCGTATAACCTTGAATTCCTTGAATACCTTGAGCTCCAGTTGGACCGGTAACACCTTGAGCTCCGGTTGGACCTGTTGGACCTGTATAACCTTGAATTCCTTGAGCGCCAGTTGGACCGGTTGGACCGGTAACAAGCTGAATATTTGCAATAGCTGTATCTACATCATTGAGACGAGCTTTTACGGAAGCTTTAGATCCTTTTGGATTAGTTCCAAGTTCAGTTTCAATAGCTTCAATTGCATCATTTGCGTTTGCATGCTGTGAAGCGTGAGGAACTGTAGCTGAATCAAGATAATCCGTAGCGGTTGGATTAGAAAAATTATCTACTCCATCAGGATAATTTGTGCTCACGTATTCTCCTCGAATTTAGGGCATCAGATTAGTCGCCAGGGGGTAACGACTAATCTGATGCTTTACTATCAATAGCAGCATCACGAAATATTTTGTGGTGCCTCTGATCTAACCAAAAAGTCTTATTATGCGCGCATATTGCACCAGTATGTGCGTGGATTGGTATTCCTAGCGATCCAAGACGCTTACTAAAAAGTAAATCTTCACCAAACCATCGACCGCCAATAGCACCATCAACAAACCAAGCCCAGTCTTTACCCTGGTTTTCAGTTGCTTTGGCTTGTAACTCTAGTAAAACGGATCGGTGGATCAATAAACAGCCAGTTCCGGCGGCATCGATCTTAATTACCTCATTTATTGGATAATCATCAATAGCTTGCAAACCAGATCCGGGAAGATCACGATAAATGGTAGGTACAGGGCGTAAAGATACATCATCGTCAAAGAAAGCTGCAAAAACTAACGCAGAAATCACCGGGCGATCCTTTTCGTGAGCTGCAGAAACTAGTTTATCCCAAGTTTCTAACTCTAAACGCTCGTCAGAGTCCATCATCAGCAACCAAGCCGCGTCAGATTGCTCTAAAAAGTTCTTTACAAGCAAATTTCTAGATCTTGTAAGCAAACCAATGTTAGAAACTTGTATAAAACAGTCAAATCTTTCAGTTCTTTTGCCTCTAATTTGCAGTAAATCAACCACTAAATTAGCGTTTATAGATCCATCGTTGACCATTCCAACGGCAATTTTATCTTTATTTTTCATCGAGTTTCAACCTCCGGAAGGAGTGCCGTAGTCTCGATAATGCCTAATTCATGCTCTTTAATCAGTGCTTCTAGCGCATCTAATCCCTTTTTTTGAACTAAATCGCGAGCTGTAACTAAAGCTTCTAAAAATATTGATTGCATAATTTCCCCTTAAACGTTGCGCTTGTGGCGCTGATCCTATCCGAAGACAGAATCAGCGCCAAAGCTAGACTAATTAGTAGCCTGAAGGTGCAACAGTACCTGTACCTGTAATTGCAGATACAGACTTGTTGAAGCGGTGTGCAAGAGCTGTGTATCCGTAAACCTGGAAACGAACAGTCAAGTTCGCCGAAAGGATGTCTGGAAGTACGCGTGTCTTAACGCCTGATTCGAACAAGTAACTGTCTGAGAACTTACCAACCAAGATTGGAGATTGGTTTGTTGCAGCGCCGTAGTTCTTTGGAAGTGTAGCATCAACGTAAACCTTTACGCCGTGCATTGTTCCAACAAGACCCTTTGAAGCTCCTGGAGCATCAAGAACGCCGTTAGCGTTGAATGGACCTGCTGCAACTGGTACAACAAGTGGACGTGATTGTGAGTCAACTTGTGACATAAACCAGTACCATGTTGATGGGTGCATAACAATTGCTTCAACGTCCTGGTAACGGTTTGTAACAACCTTAGAAATTGCCTTAGCCATAGCAGTCAAACCGCCTGTAGCTGTTGGTGTTGTTTCTGTCCAAGTTGTTGGGATACCGTTTGTTGTGTCGGCGCCAAGAGTAATCAAGCCCTTAAGTGTGCCTGATGTTCCATCGCCAGCACCAACAACAGCAGTGTTAAGCTGAAGTGCGTAATCCTTCATAAGATCGCCGAAGATCATACGATCAAGTCCACCAGAAAGTGGTGACTGCTCAACGAGCTGGATCGATACGTTCTCGTAACCTGAGATGGTACGAACTGGAGCTGTAACTGTTGAAGTTACAAGGTCGCGAGTTGTTGTCGCTGCGTTATCAGATGACTGGAATGCTGAAAGCGTACCAGTTGAGATCTGAGGAATATTGATCGAGTCTGTTCCAGCAGGAAGTGCCATGCCAGTAAGAAGATCAGCTGTTACGCGAGCTGCACGAGCAAACTCTGCGTATTCGTTTGTAAGGTAAATAGGTGGAACAAAATCTCCACCAGTTCCGTCCGTACGGTTGATGTCGCGAGTTTCAACTGCAACTTCAGCCTGGTGACGGTGCAAACGTGACCAAGAATCTGAATCGTTGCGAAGTGTCGCATTGATCATGTCCTTAACGAATGAGTTACGTCCATCACGATCGTATGTCATTGCTTCACGTGTGATTGTTGCAGATCCTGCAAAAGGCTTCACATTTGATTCCTTGCGTGATTCTGCAAGTTCAGCTGTGCGCTTCTCGTTTGCTTGTGCTGTTGCGATGCGCTCGTCGAGAGCAGCGATTTCATCCTGCTTGACTGATGCTGCATCAAGAGCTTCTGCGCT